AAAATATTAAATTAAAAAATGAAAATATTAAATTAAAAAATGAAAATATTAAATTAAAAAATGAATTATCTAAATATAGGGAAATTAAAATGGAACCAATGGAACCTATGGAAACTAAAATGGAAACTAAAATTAAATTAGTAGTTTTGGAGAAGACGGACAATAATAATATAATTAGTGAAGAAGATATTGTTAAAGAAATAGAAAATGATTTAGAATTGAAGCGAAAAAAACAAATTGAAAATATGAAATCGGCAATGGGTTCATTTAATTTACACAATTTTATGGATGAAAGCGATAATGAAAGCGATAATGAAAGCGATAATGAAAGCGACAATGAAAATCCTATTATGAAACAATATTGTCTTTTTGCAAAAAATGACGAAGATTTGGGACCAGCTGAGATTGCAAGAAATAACGATGTGGTGGAAGATGATAATGAAACCCCAGGTTATTTACACGGTGCATTGATTTTACAAAAAAACAATATTGACACCATTGACGATGGTTCTTCAACGGATGACGATGCAGTTGAAGAAGCAGTTGAAGAAGCGGAAGAAGAAGTTGAAGAGGTTGAAGAGGTTGAAGAGGTTGAAGAGGCAGTTGAGGCAGTTGAAGAGGCAGTTGAGGCAGTTGAAGAAGCGGAAGAAGAAGTTGAGGCAGTTGAAGAAGCAGAGGCAGTTGAAGAAGCAGAGGCAGTTGAAGAAGCAGTTGAAGAAGCAGTTGAAGAGGCAGTTGAGGCAGTTGAAGAAGCAGTTGAAGCAGTTGAAGAAGCAGTTGAAGAAGCAGTTGAAGAAGCAGAGGCAGTTGAAGAAGCAGAGGCAGTTGAAGAAGCAGAGGCAGTTGAAGCAGAGGCAGTTGAAGCAGAGGCAGTTGAAGAAGCAGTTGAAGAGGTTGAAGAAGCAGAGGAAGCGGTTGAAGAGGTTGAAGAGGAGGTTGAAGAAGCAGAGGAAGCGGTTGAAGAGGTTGATGTTGAGGAAGCGGGGGAGGATGCTGTTGAAGAGGATGCGGTTGAAGAGGTTGATGTTGAGGAAGAGGTTGAAGAGGAGGAAGAGGAGGTTGAAGAAATAGAAGTTGATGGGAAAAAATATTATGGCAATGATAATAAAGTAGGAGATATATATGAATATTTAGAAGACGAGGAGGTTGGCGATACTATAGGACATTATGTTAACAAAAAGCCAATAATTTTTTAATAAGAAATGAATAATTTATATATTAATAATATATAAATTATGATAGGGTCAATTTGCACACCAGCATTAATATATTTAATTTTTTCAATATCGCAAGTTTTAATAGATACGGTTAAAGGGTTTTTTAATACCGCATTGGTTAAAATGATATTAACAATTGTTTTTACGTTTATACTAAATTATTTATGTAACGCAGGTTTAGGAATTTTATCTTGGATAATAGTTTTTATACCATTTATTCTAATGACAGTAATAGTTACATTATTATTATTCGTGTTCAATTTAGATCCAAAATCAGGAAGGATGGTAAATGTAAATAAATCTGATGAAAATATTAGACGCGATTTGGTTTTATATCACGAGCACGTTGGTAGACATGATGGTGGATCAAATCACGGACAAACCGGAAATAAAAAACGAAAGAAGAAGCCATTTTATAAATTAAAATTGGATGAAACGGCTGAGATGGATTCGGAATATAGTGGTATGGCTGGTATGGGTTCGGAATATAGTGGTATGGGTTCGGAATATAGTGGTACGGCTGAGATGGAATCGGAATATAGTGGTATGGATTCGGAATATAGTGGTACGAATGTTAATATGCCACAAATTAGAGATCAACGTTTGGCAAAATATGTTTAAATAAATACATTTAAATATTTAATATTTATAATAATTATAAAATGTTTTTATTGATATATTATATTTCAATATTTTACTGTTCTGTATTTTTTCTATCAATATTGGATAAAATAAATAAGGGAGAAATTAAAAATAAAGAAGATTTAAAAAGTTTATTAATGAGTAAATGTTTTATTATTTTATCAAAGTATCACAAAATAAAACGTATTTCAAATGAAACATATAGAAAATGTCTAACGTATAATAAATTAAATAAAGAATCGGAGGAAGAAATAAATTTATATATATATTCCAATAATAAAAAGATTGATTTAAAAATGATAATTCAAAATAATAAAATAAAAATGAATGATGAAATTCCAGATGAAATTCTAGATGAAAATCTAGATGAAAATCTAGATGAAAATCTAGATGAAAATTTTGAGGATGTGAAATTATATATGAAATATAAATCATTTTTCAAAGAAATGAATGATGTTAACTTAAATGATTTAAAGAATACATTTGAAAAATTGCCCGAAGAAATTGAACAGTTTATGAATGATAAATTTTTAATTGATGACAAGTTGTTTTTGAATATAGAACTTGTAAATGGAAGAAATAGTGAACCGTTGGATTTAACAAATATTGTACAAAAATATTTTGTTGAAGGTAACATAATTTTCACGAAACAATTTTTAGAATATATTTTAAAATATGATTTTAACGAGACATTAAATTATAATTATTCTTTAAATATAATGACGAAGGATGTTGAAATGTTGCAATTATCAAATACACAAAAGATTAAAATTACAAAAACAGACAAAGATAAATTAACACACGAAATATTAGACTAACCATAGAAGTATTAATAAAAAATATTAAAGAAAAATAAATAATATTTATTATAATGGAGCATTCCCAAATGGAAAACTCTGAAGAAAAACATATCTTATATGATAAATGGGTTTTATGGGCGCATTTACCACATGACACTAATTGGTCATTAAAAAGTTATATAAAGATATGTAAGATTCAATCGGCGGAAGACATTATTGCATTAAATAATAGTTTACCGGATCAATTAATTAAGAATTGTATGTTATTTTTGATGAGAAAAGATATATTGCCTATGTGGGAGGATCCAAAAAATTGCGAAGGGGGGTGTTTTTCATTTAAAATTTCAAATAAGAATATAGCTTCTGTTTGGAAAAATATATCTTACCTGTTAACTGGTGATACATTATCAAAAGATCAAGAATTATTAAATAGTATTACGGGAATTACAGTTTCACCAAAAAAATCGTTCTGTATTTTAAAAATATGGTTGTCCACATTAAAACATCAAAACGTAAAGAAAATCAATGAAATTGAAAATTTACCATTTCATGGATGTATATTTAAAAAACATAAACCCGATTATTAAAAATATTATATATTATATAATGACAATATTTACAAGTTTATTTGAATTTGGACACATTAGATTTGAAAAAATATTAGATATGGGGCAAAGTTCTATGGAAGTTGGTTTTTTCTCATTGTTAATAGCAAGTATATTTAATAAACTTTCATTTGTTTTACAAAAAAGTGATGCAAAAATAATAATATTTGCAAAAATTCTAATAGAAATGATAATAATTGTAATACTAATTTATTATATCAGAAAAGTGACAAATATAATACCGTTTATGTTTCATTATACCGATAAATACAAACTAAATTGGAAATCTAAAGATGGAGAAACCCTGATAGGCACCACTGTCGCATTTGCATTAATATTTTTAACACTTGTTACAAAAACAAAAGAAAAAATAGTATTTTTATCAAATCATATACAAAATAATGTGTTATAAAGCGAATTTTTTTTTAAAATTAATTAATAATGATTAATAAATTTTATCATAATTCTATGTTGGTTGGTTTATCGCCCATATTTATTTATTTTGGTATAAACCAAATGTTTTTTCCAATAAATATTTTATTTATAATGATTGGAATACTTATTATTTATTTGGGTAATAATAAATATGAAAAAACAAAAGAAATGATCTATTTATTTGATATAATAATATTGGGTCCTTTATTATTTATAATAGGTTTTACAAAAAATAAATATGATCATTTAAAAAATTTATTATGTGTTATAGGATTTGCTATAATTTTATATAATACTAGATTCAAAATTCGTTAAGGCGGTAGTGGCGCCAAACATAATTTGATATCTCCCAAACTTGCAACTGAATATTTGACAATAAGCGGGAGATCATTTTCAAGATACATTTCAATAGAATTGCAAAGATTGGTACATTTAATAAAGTATCCAAGATTTTTAAGAGAAAATTCCCCTTGTATAATAGTGCTATCATTTTGCTTTTGTATAAATTCAGTAACACCGTCCATTTCAGTGCGACTTAATTCGCAATTTGCAAAAGGACCTTGGCATTTAAAAATAAGTTCATTCCCAACCGATTTTATTTCCAATCTTTCGGAAATATTGGAAAGGTCGCGAATAATTTTTTGAAAATCACTGGATGGTAAATTAATAACCGAAGAAAATTGTACACTTGGTAATTCAAGTTCTTCTTCGTCGGGTTCAATTAATTTTAGTTTTTGGTTTTTAGATTGTTGAATATTACCATTTTCAAATTTTAATCCAAGATAGTTTACAATTCCGTCGGAGTATTCAGATTCTTCAATATAAATAGTTAATGTATCATCGTTATCAATTGAATTGATTAATTTGAAAAGCTGAAACATATTAACACCTATAACAATTTTTGGATACTTGCAATAATAATATTCAAATTTTTCCGCATCGAGAAATAAATGTGCCAAAATAGTATGCGATTTATCCATATTTATAATACGCATACCGTCTTTTTGAAAAGTTATATTTGTTTCAAGCAATATATCTTTTAATGCCGTCATTAATGTTCTGAATGGGGCTATTTGAACTGTTTTTATTTCTAACACATTTTTTGAACTCATATATTAAATTTTTGAATATAATCTTTAAATACTAATATATAAAAAAAACTTATAAAATGCGTTTAAAATAAAAAAAACAAATAATATAGTATGAATAAATCTGTTCAACAGCTATTAAATCTTTTTGAAGAAAATAGACATAATAAAGAAGTATGTGATAAAATTACAAGTTTTATTTGCAATAGATTACCAATAGAAGTTGTGTGTTGGAAAAAGGAATTAGATAAGAATAAAATAAAAATAGAACAAACAAATTTTATAAATTATTTTTTAAACGATGAACATTATTATATAAAAGAAACCGATACTTATATTAAATATGATAATTTGAATTATTCTTTAATAAGCGAGGACGAATTATTATATTTTGTGTTGAGCGAGGTTTCAAAAAATAAATTATTATTGTCCAAAAAACAAATGATAAAAGATATAATAATTAAAGAAATAAAATTAAATGTTTTTGGGTCTGGAATCCCCGAATCAAGTACTATACAAAATATTATTAACTATCTTTATCCAGTTTTATTTAAAACAAAATCGGAAGCTAAATATTTTTTGTGTATATTGGGTGATAATATTTTAAAAAAAAATAGCAAAACGTCTTATATTACGAGAAGTTCATATAAAATTTTTTTAGAGCATATTAACAATTGTTTTAAAGATTATTATAATTATGATATAATCAACAATATTTATTATGATATAAAAAAAATAAAAGAATTGGACAATACGAGAATTTTAGACTTTAAAAAATCAATTAAAAACAAGGGGTTTTGGCAGCATTTCTTGGATCAAAATGTATTAAATATTGTTTCAATTGCGATACATTATTCGCAACGATATGATAATTCGGAAGAATATTTGAAAGATAAGGTTGAAGATAAAAAGAAAATATTATATTTTAAAAACAATACAAAAAAGGATATTTTAGAAAAGTTTATATACAAATATATTGTTGATAGCGAGGCCAAGAAAATAACTGAAAATGAATTGTACTATATATGGAAATTATTTTTAATAGAAGAAAACATTCCTTGTATTTTTAAAATCAATAAAAACTTTTTTAAAGAATTTAACGAAACCTATAAAAAAATTAAATTTAAAGACCAAAATTATTTGAATATTTTCTCGGATAAACTTATAATTGCGCGCCATTTTAATAGTTTTTGGAAAGAATGTATACAAGAAGAGACAAATGAAATGATTGAAATAAGTGAAATCTTTTATTTCTTTAAACAAAAAACGGGTATTAAAACCTCTTCCGAGATAGAAATAACGTTTTTGATTGAATATTTTTATCCGTATATTAAGATAATAAATAATAAATATATGATTAACCATAGCTGTGTATTATGGAATAAGAAAGAAACGATAAAAAATACAATTGAAGAAATTAAAAAAAATTGCGATTTAAATGAAATAACAAATATAAATTTGTATAAAAAATATTGTCAACATTTGAAAGACAAAAAAAATGAATTGGTTGTGAATAAAACTTATTTTATGGATGTGATACAGGATGTGATTAATAAATTTGAATAAAATTGAATAAAATTGAATAAATTTGAATAAAATTGAATAAAATTGAATAAATTTTCATATAAAAATTTATTTAATAAATGTATTTTAAAGATGTCATTGTATCTTTATAATTAGTTGCATTATCAGGTATACAAACTCACCAAATTATATTATAGACAACATTTATTACAACAGGCAGATCTTGATGCAGATCTTGATGCAGATCTTGATGCAGTATTTATAATTGCAAATAGATTAGAATTGGCGGAATCAATGACAAATTATGCAATATATTTGAAAGAAAAATGGAGAATAAAACCGCGGATTTATTAAATTTATCGGCGTCTGCGGCGTCTCTTTTTACTTTTGCGTTTTTTCATCGTCTTACCAACCATACCTTTTTTCATTTTTTGGAATTTTTTACCCTTGTTTCTTCGTGCGAGATCGATATATTTGCCAAGATGTTTTTGTCTCTTGGCGGTTTGACTCTTCTTGCGTGAAACAATTTTTCCGTCTTTTTTTTGCATAAGATGCTTTTTAGTAAGAGCTTTTTTGCCAGGGTTTGTTTTGTAGGCAGTACCGTGCCAAACTTGAGCACGAGACCCAACTAACGCAGCGAATTTTTTACCAGCGACAATAACACCTCCATCAGCAGCACGTTTCCAATTTTTACCAGTCATTATATATATTATTAAAAGAAAAAAAAATAAGTATTTCTAAATGAACGCGAATTAAATTGATTTAAAAATAATATTTAAAAAGAATATTATTATTATTTTTAAAATGTCTGAAACCAAATCAGATAAAACCAAAATGGCACTTGCTAAAAAATATCAGAAAAAGACAGATATAGAACATATTTTAGATGCACCGGATACATATATTGGTAGTATTGAACCGGATGAAGAAGAAAATTGGTTGTTAAATTCTGAAGGGAGAATGGAATGGAATAAATATACTTGGACAGCGGGGTTTTATAAATGTTTTGACGAGGGTATCGTGAATTGTCGCGATCATCAAATCCGCTTGAATGAAAAAATAAAAAAAGGTGAGAAAAAAATCATTCCCGTTAAAAACATTGAAATTACAATAGATAAGAAAACTGGGGTAATTACAATGTATAATGATGGTAATGGTATTGATATTGCTAAACATCCTGAATATAGTATATGGATTCCCGAAATGATATTTGGTCATTTGAGGACGGGATCAAATTATGATAAATCCGAGAAGAAAATTGTTGGTGGTAAAAATGGATTTGGATTTAAACTTGTTCTAATTTATTCAAAATGGGGCGAAATTGAAACGGTTGATCACATTAGGAAACTAAAATATACACAACGCTTTGAAAATAATTTGGGTAAAATATGCAAACCAACGGTAACAAAAACAACCGCGAAACCATATACAAAAGTATCGTGGTTACCTGATTACAAACGATTTGGTATGGAAGGGTTGACGGATGATATGTTTTCTTTGTTAAGAAAAAGAACGTTAGATATTTCAGCGGTAACAGACAAAACGGTAAAGGTGAAATTCAATGGTTCGTTATTCCCATCTAAAACATTTGAACAATATTTGGATTTGTATATTGGTCAAAAATCAGAAACAAAAAGACTTTATGAAAAACCAAATGATCGGTGGGAATATGGTGTATGTTTAAGCCCTTTGGATGAGTTTACACACGTGTCATTTGTAAATGGTATTCATACAAAAAAAGGTGGTAAACATATTGAATATGTGATGAACCAGATTGTAAAGAAAATGGTGGCTTATATTGACAAGAAAAAGAAAATAAAGGTAAAACCAATCACAGTTAAGGAACAATTGATGTTGTTTTTGAATTGCGTGATTGAAAACCCAGCATTTGATAGTCAGACGAAAGAAACAATGAATACACCAGTTGCAAAATTTGGTTCAAAATGCGAAATATCGGATAAATTTATTGATAAATTGGCAAAAATGGGTGTTATGGAAGCGGCAATTAATTTAAATGAAGTAAAGGCAAATAAAGCAGCGAAGAAAGGTGATGGTCGCAAAACAAATAATATCAGAGGTCTACCAAAATTAATGGATGCAAATAAAGCTGGGAGCATATATAGTGACAAATGTACTTTAATTTTGGCGGAAGGTGATTCGGCAAAAGCTGGAATTGTATCGGGGTTGAGTAAAGAAGACCGTAATTTTTGGGGTGTATTTCCATTAAAAGGAAAACCATTGAATACTCGGGACATCTCCCAAACAAGAATAAATAGCAATGTTGAAATAACAAATATTAAAAAGATTTTAGGATTAGAGACTGGGAAGAAATATGATACTCAAGAAAAAGTTAACAAATATTTAAGATATGGTAGAGTGCTTTTTATGACAGATCAAGATTTAGATGGTTCGCATATCAAGGGATTATGTATTAATATGTTCCAAACACAATGGCCAGAGTTAATTGAATTGGATGGGTTCATCGGTTTTATGAATACGCCAATATTAAAAGCAAAAAAAGGAAGCCGGGAATTATCTTTCTATACTGAAAGCAAATATCATAAGTGGAGAGATAATAATAATAATGGTAAAGGGTGGAAAATTAAATATTTTAAAGGACTCGGTACGAGTTCTGCAAAAGAATTTAAAGAATATTTTAAAAAGAAGAAGTTAGTAACTTTTAAATATGGTGACACTTGTAGAGATGCTATAGCCAAAGTGTTTGATAAAACAAGGGCGGATGATAGAAAAAAATGGTTGGGAAATTATGATAAAGATAATGTTTTAGAAATAGATAAAAAACAAATTTCATATACAGATTTTGTTGATAGAGAAATGATTCATTTCTCAAAATATGACTGCGATCGGTCAATACCTAGTATGGTGGATGGGTTAAAAATTAGCATTAGAAAAATCCTATTCTCTTGTTTTAAAAGAAATTTAGTGAATGAAATTAAAGTGGCACAGTTGGCTGGATATGTCAGCGAACATTCCGGTTATCATCACGGGGAAATGAGTTTAATCAAAGGAATAATCGGTATGGCTCAAGAATATGTTGGTTCAAATAATGTTAACGTATTAATGCCAAATGGTCAATTTGGTACAAGATTGATGGGTGGCAAAGATCACGCAAGTGAAAGGTATATTTTCACAGCATTAAATACAATTACGAAATTTATTTTTAGAGAAGAAGATAGAGCGATATTAAATTATCAAGATGACGATGGTCTAATTGTTGAACCAGACTTTTATATGCCAATTATCCCATATGTATTGATAAATGGGGGGAAAGGTATCGGTACTGGGTTTAGTTATGAAGGATTGTCTTACAATCTTAATGAGGTTACAACATATATAAAAAATAAAATTGAGAATAAACCTAATATAGAATTGCATCCATATTATGAAGGTTTTACGGGAACAGTTATTAAAAATTATGAGCATTCGCAAAAATATTTAATTAAGGGGAAATATAAAATTATAAATTCAGACACTGTTAAAATCACAGAATTGCCAATAGGTACGTGGACAACTGATTATAATGAATTTTTAGAATATTTAATGTCGGACAAATCAAAAAATGGAAAAAAGAAAATACCAATAATTAAGAAAAAGATTGATTTGTGCACAGATGTTATTATTGATTTTACAATTAAATTTTATCCGGGTGTATTACCGAATTTAGTATCAAAAAAATTTAATGAACACGTAAATATGTTGGAAAAAACTCTTAATTTAACAACAACAAAAAGTTTGACAAATATGAATTTATTTACGGCCAACCATAATTTGAAAAAATATAAAAATGTGTATGATATTATTGAAGATTATTATGTAATAAGATTGACAAAATATTCCGAAAGAAAAGATTATATGATAAAAAATATGGAATATATTGTTAAAAAATTAACAAACAAGGCTAAATTTATATTAGAACAATGCGATAATATTATTGATTTAAGAAAAATGAAAAAGGAAATGGTTATTGAATTATTGAAAACGCGAAATTATGATGTATTGGATAATGACCCAGAGTATAAATATTTAAGAACAATGCGAATTGAACAAGTTGAAGAGGAAAATATGGATAAATTATTGAAAGAGAAAGACGAGAAAATGAAAGATTTAGAAATATTGAAACATACAACTATAGAAACAATGTGGTTAAATGAATTAAATGAATTAACTGTTCATTTCAAAAAATACAGACTACAGCGTAAAGCAAGACAAATGGGTGTAAAAATTAAAAAAAAACATAATAAAAAAAACATAATTAAAAAAACATAATCAAACATAATCAAACATAATCAAACATAATCAAACATAATCAAACATAATCAAACATAATC